ACGGCAACCAGGAATAAGTATGTTGTCATAGACTTTTGCTAAACGTTTATTCTGCTTAATCTTTACGAACTTCTCGAAAAGCAAATACGTTACTGCAGCATCCATGCCTGCGTAGAGTTTCATGATCTCAAAAGGAATATCGCCCCAGTTAAAATCATTTTTAAGAATGCCATGCTGTTTACGATAGTCCGCAATCCAGTCATACATTGGCTTCTCATAGTCCCCGTACTTTGTATACTTGATAGCTAACTGCTTCAAGCCGTGTGTACCAGGATTCTCATCAATTAAATAATGTAGTAGCATTGTATCCTCGAAGTGAGGAAACTTAAAGTTGAAATGATACTCGAAGAATGCCAAGTCAAACTTTGCGTTGTGGAATACTACTGCTTTTTTGTCAAAGAGTTCTTGCAATAGACGCTCAGACTCTTCGTCTAAGCACTCTGTGTCTATGTATGCACCGCGATCTTGCTCATAAGATAGAGACAGGCCAAGCATATGCCCATCACGTGGATATAGTCCTGTAGTCTCTGAATCGAGGGCAACATAAGGGCTGGGAGCATCGATAGCTGCTTGAAAGAAAGCGTTGGCTTCTGCAGTATCTTGAATACCCCAGGCATTATGTGTTGTAATAATAGTATCTTCTATTTCGCCTTTGATGTATCCAATGATACTTGCTTTTGAATCTTCCCATGTTCTTTTAGCCTCTGGCTTGAAAGCAAGCATGGCAGGGTTAATAACAGGTAAGAACTTCTCTTCTACTTTCTTACCAGAATATTCTGTAACTGAGTTGATGGGGGTGAAGTATTTAAGAGCATCACTTCCCACAAGTATTAGCCAATCGTACGCATCTACATCAATCTCGATGTCGCAGTCTCGTTTTAATACTTTTTTAAGAGTAGGGTCAGAGCAAAGCTGATATTGATCAAACTCAAACTCTCCATCAAACTCTTTCTTATAATTGGTTCTACTTTTCTTAGTTTCTACTAATGCAACTTTAGGCATATAATTTACTCTTTAGTTTCTGTACTGTTTGTAAGGGTAAAGCTCCCGGATCACGATCCTTGAGGCTCACATTTCTACTAGCTAAGCCTACTCGCTCAGCCATCTCTTGAACTTCTTTGGAGGCGTTCTGTCCTGCCTCATCTCCATCAAAGAATACAATTACTTCATCTACACCTTGTATAGAAAGCATACGTAATTTATCCTCATTAATGTTCTTTGTGCCAAAGCAACAAATTGCATTATCCATTCCTTTATCATGCAAGTTGATCATATCATAGATACCTTCTACTAGTACAACAGAACCTTGTATAGGCTCTACTACAGGGAATAAAGGCATCTTCGCACCCGCAGGCGAGATCATATACTTAGGCGTTCCGCCTGTGGTATGACGACCATTGAACGCTACTATACGACCAGATATATCTCTTACAGGGAACACAATCCTACCGATATGATCAGCATCATGGTGTTGAAATGCCTCAAACTTCTTATATGTTTCAGGCTTAATGTCTCTCCAGTTGCCCACATAAGGGACAATATTCCGAGGAAAAGACAAACCAACCGACTCAGACCTCTTAGCTTTAATAGTCTTTTTTAATAGTTCTCGTCTGAGTTGTAGTTGGTTTGCCTTTTCGCCGAAATGAGTAAAAAGGTTTCCTTTATGCCCACAGGAAAAGCACTGAAATACTCCAGTAATACGATCAATACGCATACTAGGATTTCTATCATCATGCTCAGGATTGAGACAACGTACTAACGCATCTGCACCTTTGGGTATAAAATAAACATCTTTACTGGTTAATAGTTCTTCTACTGTCAACGTCCTATATCCTTAATGTTTTCTTTACTGATTACTTGATAAGCACCTTTGTTATAGGCAGGTGCTACTGTAAACGTTGCATCTTCTGTATAACTACGATCTGGAGCTGCACACGTACCTACACCACTATCCGCAGATTTATACTCTACAGTATCTCTACGATATGTATTGGAAACCTGTAAGGGTTCAAACTTGGGGGTGTAAGACTTAGACTTCGGTAAAGGCTTACGCTTTCTACCTGAAGCTGTGTGTCGTAAACTGCCGAATGTAAGTGCCATTTGCTTCTCTCCTCTTATTTATCCGTATATTATACGCAAAAGAAGCTAAGATGTCAAGAACTATTTTTAGATATCATCAATGTCTTCACCTGTTTTGTGTGAAGAATCTTCTCTTTCTTGGGGAGTGAGTGCAGACTCGGGGCCAATCTTCAAGCTATCCCAGTCTACTTCTGATGTGAATGACTTCATAGAGGCTGAACGCATTTTTACACAGTTGAGTGTAATACAAGCATCTTCATGATCCCACGTTTCCAACGTGTAAGCGGCATCCGCCGCATCAAGAATACCTTTAGCGAATCTAGCTTCTCCACTAGCATCTGTTTGATATGGTGAGAATACTGTGCAGTCGTATTCTTGTGCCATAGATTTTAAGGCTTTACTAACTTCAATCTGCTCTGTCCAGTCGTATTGTCCACCTGCACGAGCTGGTAGACTCGACCGCTTTACCTGATTAATATAGTCAACAATAATGACACCAACATTCAGAGGTTTAACTTTTTTGTCAAGCTCTGCACGAATCTTGGATAATGTCAAAGAAGGCTCATATACTACATCTAACTGCTGAGTCGGGAGGAGCTCATGGTTAGCTTTCAGTACATTATGCAACTTATCAAAGTCACGATGTTCTCTATACTCCTTCAAGCGGTCTTGTCCATCAACATAGCGATTTGCCCACCAATTAGCTACAAGCTCCCACTCAGTAATATTTAAATTCTGAGTACGCAGACGCGCAAAAGGGATTTTAGTAGCTATGGAGCAACATCTCTGGAGGATAGATCGGCTATCCATTTCAATAGTGAAATAAATAGCCGACTTACCACTTTCGTACACATTGTTAGCAATGTTTGCACAAATAACAGACTTACCTGCACCACGTCGTCCACCGACCATAACCAAATCTCTAGGAGAGAACTGGATTTCATGATCGTACTCTTCATTGAGTCCGAACTTCATGTAACGGGCTAAATCTTCTTCTGGCTCGAACAGTTCAATACGTTGCATACTTTCCTGCGGATCTTGAAGATCAACCTTACCTTCAATGTCTAAGACAATTTGGTGTAGGTGGTTTACTGACTCTTCTGCATCCTCGAATGCAACAGAGTGTTCTACATAATCTTCTAGCGAGTCCAGAATTTCTTTCTGAGTATATTCGTTCTTTAGATACTGAAGAAGCATCTCGGCGTCGGCATCGACTTCGACAGCTTCAATCGCAAAAAGTTTTTCACGAGTAGCAGAATCACGAATCTCATACTTGAGATCTTCAACTGTGGGCATTTTATGAAAGGATTCGCAGTGCTTATCAATAATCTTATAAAGACTATGGTACTCACTTGGCAGATAATGCCTGTGCGTTACACTCCAGGTCTGAAAGTCCTGTAGCTCAAGCACTTGCTTTATTAGCGCAGATGCGATATTCAATTATAAACCCTCCCAAGTTTAAAGATAAGGGCAGACCCCGAAGAGCCTGCCCGTAATAGTACTAAGTTAGATTAAGCAGATGCTTTTTCTTTCTTAGCTGCGCCATCATAGTCAGAAGCAGTTAAGCCACGACGAGTTAGCATAGTCTTAACGCCACGAGCAGTTTTACCAATTGACTCAGCAATTGCTTCAACAGTCATGTCGCCGACTGAAAGGTCAGCCAAAGGATCTTCTTTAGAAGCGCCTTTAGTTACTTCTTGCTTAGGAATAGCGTTGATGTCGCCAGAACGTAACAAGCTAAGAGCTTTACCACGTACTGAGTTAACCGAACGGCCTAGAGCTTCAGCGATTGCTTCAACGAACGCACCGTCATTTACTAATGAAACGAAAGTTTGCTCTTCTTCTGGGCTATAAGTACGTACAGCTTCTACCTTAGGGGCAGGCTTAACGTGATCAGTCAATTCCATAGAAAGAATTTTACCTTGAATAGACTTAGGAGAGAATGCGCCATCTTCGAAATGACCTGCAATATCTGCATAAGTATATTGACCGCTGTTATCAGATACAAAAGAGGCTAGGGTAGCTTCTTGAGCGTCTGTAAACGCACGGCTTGCTGATGCTGAAGCTAGTTCAACATCAAAACCCATTTTACGTAGTTTGCTAGAAACTGAACGGGTTGAAGTTTCAAGTTGTTCTGCTGCTTCTGCAACAGTTGCTTGGCTCACAGGTGA